ATATTTTAATTTAATATCTTGTTGTTTCTTTTCTTTTGTTATTCTTCTTAAAAAAGCAAACCATGTTATTTGTGTAAAGTATGCAAATGCATTTGGTTTTCCAGTTCTTGTTGCCGCTTCTAAATTATAATTAGATATTGCTTTCAAACAATTTTCTACCGCGTCCATAACCATTTCTTCACGATAAGTATATCTTATAAAGTTTGCTTTATGCGATAAACCTTCTGCTATTCTTAAAAAACATTGTGCTATATAATCTGGAACTTTTGGTAAAGATTCTTTTTCTTTTTTACATTTTTCTACATGACTTACATAATCCACAACTGCTTGTGAAAATGTAGCATTATTAACATAGTGAATGCTTTGTTTACGTGCCATACGTTATCCTTTAATTTATAGTATTATTCTACCATATTTTTGCTGAAATGTACAATATTATTTTTTCTTCTAAGATACGAAAAAAGTCCTGTACAAATGGAAAAAAATGTGGTAAAATAAGATAGTATATCTGTGGAAGAGGGGATATACCCTAGTGTACTGTATCTTTTGGTCTAAACTTAATTACGTTACTTGTCGATGAATCATCATCAGGTATATCATCTTGTGCAAATCTTCCATACTTTTCGTCCAACCAATCGTCAACTTCTTCATCTGTTAAGTGTTTTGTTTGTTCATTTACTTCATCTAAACTAGCCCAAAGTCCTTTTCTTTTCTTTGTACCTTTTGCTAAGTCACCTTTTATTGCTTTCAAGCAAGTATTATAATATTTTAACATAGGTGCTGTTGGATCACTAGTTACAATAACGTGTGATATATTAAGTGAATGTAAAAATTCAGGATCATCTTGAAAAGCCATCCACGGTCTTAATGCAAAAAATCTTATACCGCGTTGGTAATCTTCAACGCTTACTATTTTAAGTGCTTTTTTAATTATGATTTCATCTGTGTCTTCATCAGGCCATGACTGAACCTCACAAACTATTTCATCATTATTTGTTAACTTAAATTGTTTTACTCTTTTCATAATTGCACCTTATATGTTTTATGCATAAATTTTTCTCTACCGTAAATTCTAAGTCTTTCATCTGCATGTAATATTCCATAATTTTTTCTTGATTTCCAACTAATATCATCAACTATATCATATAATGTGGTGTCTTTACCATCATCTGTTTTTCTTAATCCTCTACCTATGCTTTGCAATACACGTATTTGTGATTTAGAAGGTGATGCAAAAACAATATTATGTAGATTCCTAATATTTATACCTGTACTAAATGTACCGAGTGATGCAACTATAATAGCATTCTTTTGTTTTTCAACAATCATTCGTATAGCTTCTCTATCATTCGCAGGTGTATTGCCTGACACAAAAAATATCTTGCGCTCTTTATCATCTGAATATTGTTTTATGTTTTCATATAAAGGTTTACCATGTTTTTCAACATAATTATAAAGTACAAGTGTATTACCTTTTAAATCTAAAGTTAACTTTCTTATAAAATGATTTCTTCTTTGATAACTTACAATATGTTTTATTTCGTCTTGGTATTTTTGCTTTCCAAAGTTTTTTCTGATTTCGTCTGCGTATTGCAAGACGATTCTTCGTATTGATAACTTAGCGAGCGTATCGTTATCTTGTAATGCTCTTGTGCTTGTAACCCTATAAATTTTACCGAAGAGTCCTTGTAAGACCAGTTCATGTGTTAATGCTCCATCTAAAGTTCCTGTTGTACCAAATCTATATTCTGCTTCGGTACATTTATTCATAATAGTAGTTAGTGATCTTGATTTAAATCCATGGCATTCATCACCAAATACTGCGCCAAATCTAGCAAACCAATCTTGTGGAAAACGATATATTGATTGCCATGTACTTATAATAATTCTTTTAAATGTTTTCTTATCTTTACCTGAATATATTCTATGACAATGTCTTTCTACATCATAACCATAATCTTTAAAATCATTATACATTTGTTCAACTAAAGATGTTGTAGGTACAATTATTAAAATGTCTTTTTCTCCATACGCAGATAATAACCATCTCATTAAAACATATATTATGAGAGATTTACCTGAACCGGTAGGTGAAAGTAATATAGCATTACGGTGTTGTATACCATGACACACGGCATCAAACTGATATGCTCTTATATCGAAAGGTAACTTTAATGCTTTTATAAACTGCATCATGAAATCTACATTAATTTCATTACCAGCATTTGGATTACCATATTCAGTATCTTCCACTTCAATTTCATATTCTCTTGACTCGGCAAAAGAAAGTATTTGAGGAAATAAACCTGCTGGTATTTGACCTGTAGTTTGATTAAATAATCTTATCTTTCCATCCCATATTCTGTTACGATAAGCAGGCATAAATCTGTAGCCTGGCACATAGAAAGAAAAGAACTCTTTTAATTCTGCACCTATACTTCTGTCACATTCTAAGTGTATAGTAGAATGATTTAGTTTCCTGACTCGAATTGTTTCCATTTGATTATGTTCGATATAGTTTGGTGTCGCCATTTTAAATTATCTATAATCTCCGTTAATGTATCAATAGTTGTTTTCCAATATTGTATTTTTTCTTCAGTTTTTTGTATCTCTGGATCGCTTTCATAATAATAATCCATTTCACCTTTTAATATTTTTAAACCATTAAAAGGATCAGGATTCCAACCTTTTTCTTCTAAAGTTTGTTGGTCCATCTTTCCATTATAATATAACCACTTTTCTTTTAATATTTTCTTTTGTTCAAACTCAGCACGTTTTAATTCAAGCTTTGCTGTTGACCAATATTGTAAATATTTTGAATGTAGTGAAGGAGTATGTCTAGATGTTTCATCTAATCTTGCGTTATCAATAATACAATCTTTTTGCCACATATCGTGGACTTGTTTCAAATCAATCATAATGTCTCCAATAATATATATTAACCAGTTACAGAACCAGTAACTGTAAATGATTCAGTAAATGCACCAGTTGATTTATTTTTAGTTAAGATATCAAAATAAGTAAATCTAAATGATGCACCAAATGTTATAAATGATTCACCACCTGCTGTTGATTGAAATTGTATATCAGTAAGTGCGGTAGGTATACAATCTTTATATCTTATTCTTACAACTGGATTATTTGAACTCGATAGTATAGATAAAGTAATATCTGATTGTGCCGGTGGCTTTTCGACCTTTGCTTTATATCTATCTACCGGAGTTGTATTATCCTGATCTAATATTCTTCTCATCCAATCATGCATTTCTGTATATGATTTCATGTCTTCATCTAATATAATATTAGCTAACATTTCATTATACGTTAATTTATCACCAATGAAAGGTATTGCTGCAATTTTTTTGTATGCTAAATCTGCAGAGTTCATGATTACACCTGCATGCGTAAAATCTTGAACAAAAAATTGTAGATTCGGATAATTAGTTCTATCTATAACGAGTTGAAAACCCGTCGGTTGAAGATAGTTAAAATTTTGAGTTAATGACATATTACTATTTATACGACAAAAAGGGAGCCTGAGCTCCCCTTTTAATCGCTATCACTAAGATTTAGGCACCAAGAATATTATCTACTCTGAATATTCTGTAGTACTGGTTAGTCTTAACCGCAGCCAAACCATCTCTGTTTGCTACATTTGTAGTGTCAACAAATGGGTTTGATACCATTCCATATCTGGTTTTAAAACCAATTTTTGGTTGGAATGTATTTTCAGCTACAGCTCTGACCATTGTTAGTGGTACATATGGGCAATAGAATATACCGGCATCATATGGATTTGTACCTTTATATCCTACTGTAATGTAATCTGTAGTTGAATACGGATCAATGTAGACTCTCATTCTACCGTTTAATGTACCGGCGAATGTATTACCTGTGTCATCTACATTTAAGTTAGTTGCCATCGCAGGGGTATAGTCTAACATACCTGATGCAGCTAATGCTGATGCTGTATCTGATGAGCAGACAATAAAGTTACCTTTACCTCTACGTGTCTCTTTTGCTATTACGTTAGCTTCTCTTTCAATTTGAAGGATAAGCCCTTTGAACTTTTCTACTGACCATCTACCATCAGCATCTGTCTGTACGTTGAAGATACCGTTAATAGCTGTGTTAGTTTGAAGTGCTCCAGTTTTAGCCTGAGAGTTGATAGTTCTAACAACTTCTCTATTGATTTCAGCTAAGATTTCTGTTGACAATATATTTGCCAATTCTGTCTCAGCATCTAAACCATGAATGGCTTTTAAATCTTGAGCAAGTTCTAAGCTGTATTCAGCTTTAAGAGCTCTTGACTTTGCTGTTACGGTTGCTTTCTCGATTGAGAAACCCATTTCTGCAAATGAAGAATTTGGACCTGCACCTGAAGAACCTAATCCTTCAGCGTTAGCTGTGGACATACCACCGCCGAATCCATTTGTTACACGTTGATCATCAAGGTTTGAATCTTGACCAGCTGAGTCAATACCAGTTAAACCTGATGGACCTGCTGAACCTTGTGATGCTGATGAGTCACCAGAATATGGTGTAATTGCTTCATTGAATAATGCTTCATTATCTGCAGTTGCACCGCCTCTTGTAGTTTTGAACAATGACTTCATTGCAAAAATTAAACCTGTTGGACCTGACATTGGTTGCACACCGCAGATATCGTATGCCATTAAGTTTGGCATAGCTCTTCTAACTAGTGCGATCAATACAGGATTCCAGTTGGCTACGCTTCCTGTTGCCTGTGTAGGTGCAGCTTCATTAATCATTCCTTCTTCTTTAAGAGCGATTTCCTGATTTTCGAGCACTGCAGCTGTTACGGCTTTTCTGTGATGGTCTTTAATACTTCCAGCTGATTCTTCATTAAGAACTGGAGACCATTTCTCGATTAATTTATCGTAAGATACCATTTAGGACTCCCCTATTTTGTTTGCGTTTTTTTGATTGCATTAAGGTAAGATGCCATTGAATCTGAAGTTTCTACACTTGGTGTATCATCTTCTACAATTTCACCTTCCTGACTTGTAATTTTCTTAGCAAAGTATGACTCTTTCAACTGAGCTACTTTCTGTGTGAAAGTTTCTTCGTCTTCAAAATCTACGTTCTCTGCTAATTTTTTAAGTTTTTCCACTTGAGTTTCAGCTAAGTCTTTAGTTGCTTCTCTTATGATAGCATCTCTTTTATAGCCTTCTAACTCAACTGCCATGTCGATTGCCTTCTGAGTTGATTCGTTGACTGTCTTCTCTAACTCTTCAACTTGATCTGCGAGGTCGTCTACCATGTCAACTTTTCCTTCTGGTACTTCGATATATGACTCTTCGAATAAGCCTTTCAACTTAGTCATAAAGTCTTCTGCTATCTCAGTTCTTAAACCATTTTGAATAGCTAACTTGTTCTCTTCCATCCAGCCTTCAACTACGTAGTTTAAATAGTTGTCAACTTTCTCTACGAGATCTGCCTTTGTAGATTCAATCTCTTCGGCAAGTTCTTCATTATACTTCTCTTCTAATCTGTCAATCTCTGCATTTACTTTTGTATTGATTGCAGCTTCAAAGATAGTTTCTGCTTTCTGCTTGAACTCATCTGATAGTGTTGCTTCTTCAGCTACTAACGCTTTAAGATCATCTTTAAAATCGACCTGTACTTCTGCTTCTTGCTTTTCAGCAATTGGCTCACCGTCAAAAGCTTCTGGATCTGTACTGCTATATTGCATTCCTTTATCGTACATTGCAGCTAAAGTTTTCTTATCTTTTTTCTGCATATCATGTACCATAGCAGCGATTAATCCTGCTTTTGTTTTTGGCATTGGATCTTTTTTAGTATTATCTTTTGCAGTTCCGCCTGGCATACTTCTTGCACCTGCGGTACCTGTTGCGTCAGCTGCTTTATCAGTTGCAGCTACAGACTGAGCTTCAGCATTTTTAGGATCGTGTTTCATTCCACCATGGGATGTTTCAGAGATTTCCTCTTCACTCTCTTGGAGTTCCACGTCCTGATTTTCTACCATTTCTTTATCAGTCATTCTTGACTCCTTATTTTGATTTTAATATTGAGAGGAAATTCTTAAACTCACGAACCTCTGTCTCATAGAGATTAGCTCGTGGAGCCTTCTTAATTTCAGTCTCCATTTTCTCAATTGTTTG